CACCAACTTGAACCGATTCCGATGGCTCAACTACATCGGTCACCGATTGCTCAAGGTCATTGAGCTGGAGATTGGAGGTCAGCGCATTGACCGACAATATGGCGACTGGCTCCAAATCTGGACCCAGCTCTCCCAGGATGCAGGTACCGTTGCAGCCCTCGACGACATGATCGGTAACACCCACGACCTCGTCCTTGTCAAGGACCGACGTGGTTATGCCTTGGATGCCTCTTGCGCTGGTGCTGAACTCACCAACTCCTGCGCTCCTCGTGCCGGAACACCTGCCAAGACCCTCTACATTCCTCTCCAGTTCTGGTTCTGCAGAAACCCAGGTCTTGCTATCCCATTGATTGCCCTCCAATACCACGAGGTCCGCATCAATGTTGAGTTCGAGCAATGGATTAACTGCACTTACTACGAGTTAACAGGTGCAGGTGCAGTCTCTACTGCAATCCAGTCCTTGACTGCTGCCTCCCTCTACATTGACTACGTCTACTTGGACACTGAGGAGCGACGACGATTCGCCCAGCAGACTCACGAGTATTTGATTGAGCAGCTCCAGTTCACAGGTGCCGAGTCCATCACCTCCTCCTCCAACAAGATCCAGCTCAACTTCAACCACCCAGTGAAGGAGCTTGTCTGGGTCGTTCAACGAGATTCATTCGTTGACTGCACACCCAACCAGAACTTCATCTCAGAGGTCAATGGATGCCAGCCATTCAACTACACAGATGACTTCACCACGGAGGGTATCGTCATGGATGTCCTTGCCCGTGGTTCCCTCGGTAACACCAGCAACCAGACTGCTCAACAGGCTATCCCAACCACAGCAGGTGATGGTCCTTCAGGTCCTTACCTCCCAGGTCTCGGTATTGCCTTCGGTCCTTCTCTTGGAGGTGCCTCATGGTTGGACTCCGGTTCCGATCAAGGCGAAGAGGTCTTTGCAGCCACCACCAACTACCTCCTTGCCAAGGTTATCCTCGATTCAGGCGTCAAGTGCTCTGGCAAGAACCCAGTCGAGGTTGCCAAGCTCCAGCTCAACGGCCAGGACCGATTCACAGAGCGCGAGGGCCGATACTTCGACCGCGTTCAACCTTACCAACACCACAGCCGCACCCCAGCGCCTGGTATCAACGTCTACTCCTTCGCACTCAAGCCAGAGGAGCACCAGCCATCCGGCACCTGCAACTTCTCCCGTATCGACAAGGCAACCCTTCAGCTCACTGTGTCAGTCAACACAGTCCGCTCTGGCCGCACTGCTCAAGTCCGCGTGTATGCAGTTAACTACAACGTTCTCCGAGTTATGTCAGGCATGGGCGGTCTCGCATACTCCAACTAAACGTGATCGTTGAGACTTTATAGTCTAAAAAATAAGTAACAACAAGGGGAAACCCACCACTGTGTTTGGAAACCCAAAAACAGTTGTAGTTTTCAAGTATAAACATGTCATGGTGCATTATTTATCTTGCATCCCCTCGATTGTTTCATATTTATAATGACCCAACACAGACATCTCGGTTAGAGTTATTACAGGGTTCTCTACAAACTACACGCAAGGTGTTTCCGAACATCGATATACTGGTATTCCATGAAGACTATCTTGAAGAAGACTTTCAAACACTACCAGAGGTAACAAAGTTTATTCGTGTTGATTTTTCTGGGTTTGAATCGTTTACAAATCCGACTCTTCGTCGACCCTATGGATACTTAATGATGTGTCGTTTCTTTAGTGGGGTCGTGCAGTCTCATCCAGAGCTACAGAAGTACACGCATTATATGAGACTAGACGACGACTCGTTCTTCTTAGAACCCTTTCTAACCGAGGCAAAAGTAACTGACCTCTTGAAACACGATTATGTCTATCGTAGCATCTTTATTGATTCTCAAGACCAACAAAGCTTATATCAGTCTACGCTTGCGTTTCTCAAGAAAGAAGGGTATGGACATACACTCCCCATATTAGAGAAAGAACTTGAGAAGCGATATTTCTTGAAAAATGGACTGTATACTGGACTCGCTCCATATAACAACTTCCATCTCGCAAGTCAACGATTATGGCAAAACTCAATCGTTCAACGATACATTCAACACATCGAAGATGAAAAGGGTATTTTACGGTATGGATGGATGGACGCAAACATTCATTCAATGATCGTGTATATCCTCGCACTCTATTGCGGTATGAAAATACATCATGAAAGTTGGTTTGGCTATCGTCATAATCGTCATGTGTCTCGAACTGGCTCATCTGCGATAGAGTATGTAGAAACTCTTCCATTTGGAGTATAAATGTATAGACTGAATGGAAACTTCAGGGGAGTTGCCTATAGACTTGCTAATAACTGGTTTCCATATGTAACCCCAGATAGTTCCAAACCTATCAAGTATGCAGAAGTGGGTGCGTTCTATGGCGCAAACATGGTAAGTGTAGCTGAAACCTACGGACTACATCCAGACTCTACATTGATTGCGATCGACCCTTGGACAGACTATGCAGACTATCCCGAATACAAAGGTAAACAAATGACTATCTACAATGCTTTTATTGACAATATGGAAGCATGTGGACTTAAGGATCGCGTCACTGTGAAACGAGGATATTCACATGAAGTGCTTCCAACACTGGAAGACAACTCATTTGATATTATTTACATTGACGGAAACCATGAACCCGAATATGTTCTCGAAGATGCTGTCTTAGCATTTCGTAAGCTTAAAGTTGGAGGGCGTCTTATTTTCGACGATTACGGTTGGGGAGGTCCTGATTTAACAAAACGAGGGATTGATGGTTTTCTATATGGATACCATAAACGGATTAACGTTCTAGGTGAAAGTAAATCCCAGGTGTTTGTTCAGAAGAAGTTTTAACAAACGCATGTATACTTGATAATGCCGATTCCATTGATGCGTCACACCTTTTTAGATGAAGAGAATGCTAAAACAACACTATGTTCATTCATACAACAAGCTTCAAAACTAAGTATGGGAGAGGAGGTATTAACGTTTGAAAGAGAGTTTGCAGGATGGCAAGGTCGAACGTTTTGCACAATGGTCAATAGTGGAAGCTCTGCAAACTTAGTGCTTTTACAATCATTGTTGAACCTCGGAAGACTACAGAAAGGTGATAAAATCGGTGTTTCTGCAGTAACGTGGGCGACGAATGTAATGCCTATTGTTCAGCTAGGGTGTATTCCTGTGTTGATTGATGTCGATTCAAAAACACTCAATGTTTCTGCTGAAACCTTACAGAACGCACCTGAAATCCGATGTTTATTTCTAACACATTTACTCGGATTTTCAAGTGACGTTACCCGTATTCAATCGTATTGTAATGAGAAAAGTATCATACTACTTGAAGACACATGTGAGTCTTTAGGGGCAAGGAATAATGAAGTTCGTCTTGGGAACTTTGGACTTGCTGCAACGTTTTCAACATTTGTAGGTCATCATATGTCGACTATAGAAGGGGGTATGATTGTCACCGACGATTCCGAACTAAACACAATGATTCGAATGGTCCGTGCTCATGGGTGGGACCGAAACGTAACTCCAGACGTTCAGTTATCATTGCGTGAGAAGTGGAACGTTACTGATTTTTTTGCACCTTATACGTTCTATACATTAGGCTACAACGTTCGTCCAATGGAACTTCAAGGTGTTCTTGGACAACACCAACTAAAACATATAGATTCTGCGAACTCGATACGTCGTGCAAACTATAGATACATACGAGAGAGTCTCAACTCTTCAAAGGATGTGTATCTTCCAGATCAATATACACCCGCTTTTGCAATCCCTGTTGTGTGCAGAACCCCTGAGATTCGTGATCGTTGTATTGATCAATGTCAGAGACTTGGTATTGAAATACGTCCACTTGTTGCCGGAAACATTGCACACCAGCCGTTTTTCAAAGACCTTCACGACGGTCGAATCCTTCCAAACGCAGACTTGCTTCATGAGTGTGCATTTTATATGCCAAATCATCCAGACTTAACGGAAGCCGAACGAAAGGATTTATGCGATGCTCTCACTGTATAATCATGTCCAACGTTGCATTAGTTACCGGAATCACAGGACAAGATGGTTCTTACCTTGCCGAACTTCTTCTTTCAAAAGGATACCATGTGATAGGGATCGTACGGCATACAAGTCACTTGCAAGAAACGATGCGTATACGACACTTATTAGACAACCAAAAACTAACTCTCCGAACAGGAGATATTACAGATGCAACCTCTGTACAATCGATTGTACGGTATATTGAGAGTTTGAATGCTGAACGAGTTGAGGTATACAATCTAGCAGCACAGTCGTTTGTGAAACTCTCGTTTGATATGCCTGAAATGACAACCTACCATAACTGTATCGGTGTTGTAAAACTATTAGAGGCGTTTCGATGTTCTTCGTTAAAGGATACGGTTCGTATTTACCAGGCTTCGAGCAGTGAGATGTATGGAAAGGTTATGGAAACACCTCAAACGGAAACAACGCCCTTTTACCCTCGGTCTCCATACGGTATTACCAAGGTGTATGCATTTTGGCTGGGTAAGAACTACCGAGAGAGTTACGGGATGTTCATTTCAAATGGCATTTTATTTAATCATGAATCGCCACGACGAAGTGAACTATTTGTAACACGAAAGGTTACACGAGGTGTTGCACAGATAGCAAAAGGAAGTAATACTGCGATCGTTCTTGGAAACCTAAACGCAATGCGTGATTGGGGGCATGCTGCAGATTACGTAGAGGCGATGTGGAGAATATTACAACATCCAGTTCCGGACGATTGGGTTATTAGTAGTGGTAAGACCCATAGTGTGCGTGAACTTGTAGAAACTGCATTTGCTTCCGTTGGAATGAAGATAACTTGGAAGGGAGAGGGTATGGATGAAGTTGGCGTAGACGAGACTGGACGAGTTGTCGTTCGAGTATCCTCTGAGTTTTATCGTCCTGCTGAAGTCGACCTGTTATTAGGAGATCCAACAAAAGCAATGACAGAGTTACACTGGACTCCAAACTATACGTTTCAAAAGTTAGTTCAAGAAATGGTAGAGCATGATTTGGCAATCCAGTCATAGGTTTCAGCTACTCCTTCTTCGAGCGTGATCGTTTCATTCCAACCTAACTGTTTGAGAAGCTGTGTATCACAGGCTCGAACATTTTGCGTATCAGACGTTTCCGAATACACGAGCGTAAGGTTCTTATTGGAATGTTTTAGAATCAACTCTGCTAACTCTGTAACCGATACCAATCGTGATGAACCGATATTTATGGGCGTTGATACATTCGATTCCATAAGTAGTTGGATTGCACGAACGCAGTCTACAACATGTAAAAACGTGCGTAGTTGTTTTCCATTTCCTAACACTTCAAGTGATGAATCGGACTGTATAGCCTTTCTACAGAGTGCAGAAAGAACACGTTCCCGTCCTCCTTGAAACTCTTGGTTTGATCCATAGATGTTGAAGAGACGCCCTATTCTCACTTCCACTCCATATTGTCGTGCAAACGCACTGTATAACTGTTCTGCTGCAAGTTTTTCCCAACCGTATGTGTTTATTGGATCGACACACCCTTCTCTATACACACATGCAGAGGATGAAAAGAAAATACGTTTGACACCCTTCTTCCGACAATACTCGATCACCGATAAGTTGATAGACATATTGTTCGTAAAAATGTCAGCATCATATAGCTTTCCATCAATGATCCCAGCACCCCCTAGAAACGCACAGAGTTGATAGACTTCATCTGCAGATGGAAGGTCAGAAAGATCATTACGAAGATCACGAATGAAGAACTCTGATGCATCTGTTTTACCAAAACGAGGATGATGTCTATCAACACCATACACAACTCGTCCGGACTTTCGCAATGCAGTTACCAAATGACTACCAATAAACCCTCCTGCACCAAATACAACTGCAGTTTGCATGCTTCAGTTAAGTAATCGTTGTTTAAATCCGTCCCGTAACCAAATGACATCTAAAAACTCTTGATACTTTGCTTCATCCCAAACGAAACCGTTCGTATCCACCTCCAAGAGTGAATCGACCAATAAAACAGGCCATTGAGAATACATAGTGTCCAATCCAGAATGCTCAACTACAGGAACAGAACCCATTAACAGAACTTCACATACACGATGTGTATCCACACCATGTCCGGGTTGGCAAATCACAAACTTATGTTTAGAAAGTTCGCGCATATAGTCATCAAACTCCAACTTGGGAAGTGTAGGCTCAATCGTTCTTGAAGAGTTAGTTGGACCATGCCATGGGACGCATAGAGTGTTACTCTTATCTTCCCAACGAATACGTTCAGACTGTAACTCCAATAGTTGAGTATACTTTCCATTGATACGTTCTACTTCTCCAAAGCCAATAGGCACCTGAATCACCTTTGGATGTGACACTAGAATATTACACCCAATCCATCGTACAATGTTTGGATTAGAAAGAATACGATCACACTCAGATGGACTTGGGGAGTTATCCGATACACCTGTAACCAGTGTTATCGGAACATCCACTTTGCGATTGTCTAAAAACCATTGAAGAATATCTGTCTTTACAAACACGACATCTCCACGTGTTAACGGGTCATGATATGGATAAATATGTTGAGGAGAAACACCCGAACCATTATAGTGTGTATCGTAAACAACATTTGCCAAGAGCGGTAGACGATTGTAGTTGAGTACGCGAGGAGCTTTGGTCCAGAAGGCATCCGATACAATCGTGTGAAGAACCTCTTTCCATTGCCGTTTTACGCGTTGAATATACTCCTTACGAAACTCACGATCGTCTGTATATTCAAAGTTCTCAATAAGTTCGATTAGATGTGGGATCGAATCAAAGTAATAGGTATTCGGTGACTGAAATGCAGTATAGGGGTCTGCTAAATCAATCCAGTTATCCAATGAAGTAAAATAGGACAAATAAGAAGGGGTTTGACTATCCCAGTATGCTGAAACGCTTTGAACATGTGGATTCGATTTCCAATAAGTCTTAGATGGGAAAAATAAGGGACATCCTGCAGTGTAATGTTCAAACATGCTCATCAGAGTGATATCGTAAGGAAAGTTGATAACTCCACGAAACGAAGTAATATCACTCCATTCATGACGAGGGGGAAGTTCACTCTTTCGTGTAATAAGTGGATGATCTGGAACACTACCGTTCACTAGTAAAAAGGTAGGCTTTGTAGGGGTATAGGTGGTATTGGTGTAGAGGCATAAACTAGGGATATAAATAGGACGGACTCCACAGCCCATATAGGTGTATTTTTCATGGGCTCGGTTATTCGAGACAATCGTTATCAAGTTTTTCCTATATAGACGGTCTAAACACTCATGCCATTTCACTATCATTTCATGGTTCTTTGTCCAACAGAACGGTATATCGTAATGGATTGCATTCATCATGATAATAGGCTTATCATACTTTTCATAGATCATAGCAAATGAACTGGCAAATCCGACAATAAACCCATCGAACGTTTTTAAGAAGGGATCGTATTTGTCTTGGAATCGCCGTATCATCTCCATGTTAAGGTTCTTCCATGTCATTGGGTTGATATGCTCTGGATAGTCTTGATTTCGTTTCATCACCCATGCATGCCCGGATAGACACCAGTCAACCACCTCAACCTCTGGACATGCGCTTTTGAAATCTGCGATCACAGAGATGTGTAAGTCCATACAGAAAAACCTCATTTACAATAGTCTATATTGTTAAATAACAATGGTGAACGTAATATCTTTTTGCCTTTACGGTCCAGAGAATCCTAAGTATTATATTGGATTACTCGAAAACATCTTTCTAATCGGAAAGTATTTCCCCGATTGGAAAGTCTATATTTATTATGCTCCTGATGTCACAGATCAAATGGTGAATCACTTGAAAGCTTGTAGCAGTGTTGTATTGCGTGAAACGGGTGAGTTGGGTCCAATCAATATGATTCATCGTTTCTATGCGATTGATGAACCTGACGTTGAGTTGATGATGGTTCGTGATGCAGACAGTCGCGTTCATTGGAAAGACCGTTGGGCAATCCGAGAGTTCGTCAAGAATCCCGAGTTTGCTGCACATACAATCCGCGATAATATTGAACACACTGCGGCTATGATGGGTGGATTATGGGGAATCCGTAAGTCTGCAGGTCTTACGATTCGAGATGAATATTCACAGTATAAGGAAGACACTGAAAAGGGTCATCGTAACGGTCATGATCAAAACTTCTTAGGAGATGTTATCTATCCGAAAGTTGTGTCTCGTATGATTGTTCACTATAGTAATGCTCGTCGTAGGATTGGAGAACATGCAGTTGAGTTTCCTTTTGATTGGACAAATGATACGTACTGCGGTCGTATCGAACTCGAATATTTGGAATATCCAGAACCTCCTATGAAACGGGCTTCCGTCTACGAACCTCCTAAGATGGTCGCACCTGCCAAACCATTAAACTTTCTCTTCAAGAAGTAAATGACAACCGGTTCACGAGCACAAGTGATGCATGGCACAGCTGATAAGACTGCAGGTGGACTCACCAAGAGCGACCTCAAATACAACAAGGCAGGACGTATTGTCTCGCGTAAGAAGTCTATGAAAGCCAAGAAGGAGAACCGATTGGTCAAACTTGGCTTCAAGACACGTAAGGGTAAGTTTGGATTGGTGAAGAAGGGTAAGAAGGGTGGAGATGAGTAAGTTCTTTACCTTACACAGGAAGACTACTGAAATACTATTTATCTTGATAGAGTAATGGACCCTGGCACAGCCGCAATACTCACTCTTAGCGCCATCACTGGTATTTCCGGGTATGGCGCTATGAAGCTCAACGCCAAAGCCAAAGCCACCATTGACGAGCAAGTCAAACTGGCAATCGGAGATGCTCAAGCGAAGATTGCAGAGGCACAAAAAGCTCAAACTGAAGCAGAAGGGAAAGTTAATACTCTCAAGGCTTATATTGAGACTATCGAACGTGTTAAAAAGCAGTTGGAATCTGAAAAGAGTGTATTGTCCGAGAACCTGGAGAAAGCGAGTGAGCTTGAAAAGACGTTTCGCGAACTGCCTGCTGAAGTCTTCAAACAAGCCATTAACGATTTCAAGGCCAAACCTGAAATTGTGACACTCGGTCATCCAGAGTTTTTTGAACCCTTGTTGTCGCGATTCTCTGTGACTCGTGGAACGGCTCGATCTCTCTATGCAAAGTTCAAAAAAGTAGTGAATGACATCATGCCTAAACCAGAGTTTGATGCGCTTCTGCTTAACGCTCTGAAGAATGGAGCCAGTTCATTAGAAGCTGTCAAGGCAGCCAAAGAGAAGGTAGAGGCTGAAGCTAAGGCAGCTAAGGACAAGACAGAGGTTGAAGCTAAGGCAGCCAAAGACAAGATTGCCAACGAGAAGGCTGCAGAAGCCCAAGCAAAACGGGATGTTGCAGCTACGGAAGCGGCTGAAATACGAACAGCAGCTCTTAAAAAAGCATTTGAAGAATCAAACATACGAAAAGCAGAAACTAAGAAGAAGGAAGAAGCAGCCGCGTTAGCCGCTCTACGCAGTAAAATAGATAAGAACAAAGCGGACGAAGAAGCCGCAGAAGCCAAAGCAGTTAAAGATGCACGAACCCTCCAACAGATTGTAGATGAGGCACTTGCAGCTGCTAAAGTTGGACCCTTACAGTCGAACACACTCTACCAATCGGTTAAAACACCCTTTCTTTCCGGTATCGATTCAGTCGCACGAGGTGTGCAGAAAGCGGTGGACGTCACTAAGCAAGCCGCTAAGAAAACAGGTCAAGTAGTTCTTGCTCCTTTGACTACGTATCAGAAGCGTCAAGCAGACTACAAAGCCCGTAAACAACAAGCCCTTGAAGATGAACGACAAGCTCTTGAAGAGCAAGCCCCTCAAGATGAACTTCCTAATCAACAAGGTGGTGCAGATACATTTGACACAGATGTCAACTACCGATTATTTCACCCTAAAGATGGAGACAGACCTAACAAAGTACTTGCAGATTTATTTAAAAGGACATTGTCTGATGAAACGTTGGCTACAAACATACGTCCTATAGTTGATGCTTTCATCTACTGGAGAAAGACTATCTTGAACTTTTCATCTCTCTACAAAATCGAACTAGTTGTATCGGCTGAGAACTTGTTTAATCTTACAAAATCTAATCAAGTGAATGCTGTATTCAAAGATGAAGTGGAGAAAGCTATGAAACAAACTACAAACAAAAAGGTCACTACACAAGTGAATCCAATGAATGGTGGAACGCGGAAAAAGAAGTTAAGGACGCGCCGAAGGGATAAACAAAATGTCAGACGAACTCGTCGTAGCCAAAACCGTCCAAACCGCACCGATACGTACTCTAGCCGAAGGTCTGAAGTCGATGCTAGTGGAGATGAGCTTGGTCTTTGATAAGGATGGAGTTCGCATGATTGCAATGGACAATACCCGAACAGTGTTGACTCATATGCGGCTCTACGCGAACAAGTTCGAACATTACGAATACAATCACACCTCTCCGCGTTTGGATGTGGGATTGAATACGGACCATTTCTATCGTGTTGTGAAGACGGTGACG